TTCTTTTCAAATAGAATTGTAGCTATTGTTAATGAAGCTAAAGAACCTACCCCTATAAATGGGGAAGATGAATCTGCTCTTGAGTCTGACGAAGATTCAGAGTAGATGTATGTGCCGAGAAGGTAAAACTTCTCTTGTCGAAACGAGGGGGTAGAGTGCTCTGCCCTCTCACTACGGAGGTTTTATGTCATCAAACGGAGTAGCTAAAACTCATCAGTCTTGCCCAATATGTACACATAATGATTGTGTAACTGTCTTTTCAAATGGAACTGCGTGGTGTCATAGTCATTGTATAGAAGGTAAAGATAAACCTTTTAAATACAACCAGGAAACAATAGAAACTAAAGCCACACAGAAGATTATTAATGCTGATAATTCTAGATACTCCTTTGGAGCTTTAACAGATCGTAAAATAGCAGAAGATACTGCTCGTAAGTACGGAGTTAAAGTAACTTACAATTATGAAGGTAAGATTGCAGAACATATGTATCCTTTTTATTCAGAGAATACTTTAACAGCTACTAAGATAAGAACAGTATCTACTAAAGATTTCAGATGGACAGGATCATCAACCGAAGCAGGATTGTTTGGGGAGCATCTCTTTAAATCAGGAGGTAAATACTTACTGATAACTGAAGGCGAATGTGATGCTATGGCTTCTTATGAATTGATGGGGAGTAAGTGGCCTGTTGTTTCCATTAAAGGTGGAGCAGGTAGTGCAGTTAAAGATATAAAGAATAGTTTAGAATTTGTTGAAGGCTTTGAGTTCATTGTTATTTGTTTTGATAAAGACAAAGCAGGTAGAGAAGCTTCTAAGGATGTGGCTAGGATATTAAAACCAGGAAAGGCTAAGATAATGAACTTGCCTGATGGCTTTAAAGACCCTAACGAAATGCTTATAGCTAATGAACATCAAAAATTCTTACAATCCTTTTGGGATTCTAAAGTATATACTCCAAGCGGTGTTATAAATATCTCTGAGTTAAGAAAAAAGTTTCACGATAGAGAGCAGAGAGAAAGCGTACCTTATCCTTGGCAAGGACTCAACAAGAAACTGTATGGCCTAAGACAAGGAGAGTTAATTACTTTAACAGGTGGTACAGGACTTGGTAAGTCTTCGGTAACGAGAGAACTAGAACACTGGCTTATCAAAGAGACTACAGATAATGTAGGTATCATATCGTTAGAAGAAGATTGGCGAAGGACTGTCGATGGTATTCTATCTATCGAAGCAAACGCAAGGCTTTACATTGATCAAGTCAGGGAACAATTTACCCCTGAAGAAATTGATAACTTCTTTAACATCCTGTATGATGGCGAGAATGAAAACCGAGTATGGATTCATGCTCACTTTGGCACTAATAGTATTGATGAAATCTTTAACAAGATTAGGTTTATGATTATTGCGTGTGATTGTAAGTGGGTAATAGTAGATCACTTACACATGCTTGTCTCTGCTATCGCTGAAGGTGACGAAAGACGAACCATTGATAACATTATGACTAGGCTTAGAAGCATAGTTGAAGAAACAGGGGCAGGTCTTATACTGGTATCACACTTACGTAGAGTAGACGGCAACAGAGGACACGAGAATGGTATTGAAGTCAGCCTGTCGCACTTGAGAGGCTCGCAAAGTATTGCTCAGTTGTCTGATTGTGTGATAGCATTAGAAAGGAATCAACAAGCAGAGGATATAGAGGAAGCTAATACAACTCGTTTAAGGGTACTTAAATCTAGGTACACAGGCGATGTCGGACTAGCAGGTAGATTATTTTATGAAAGAGAAACAGGTAGGCTGCGTGAACTGGAGAAGGAAGCTTATGAAGATGACTCTACTGATGAACTGGAATTATAAATGACTAAAATAGTATTGGAGGATGGCGAGAAAGCAATCGTGGACTACTTGAGTAAGGGTAGATATGATAGAGCAAGAAGTCGTAATGCTGAAACTTTACCTCTTAATAATACCAATGATAAATACTTTTCTGACAAAACAGGATTATTTGCAGAGTTAGCATTAGCTAAACTAACAAACGTATATCCTAGTCAAGTTTTTTCTCCAGTATGTAAAACTAAGGATAGTGGTAGTGATGTTGGAGATATACAGTATAAAGGTTGGAGCATAGATGTAAAGTCAACTATTCATAATAATGGTGTGCTTTGGATTAACAAGATTAATAATAATATTGATTTGTATTCATTCTTTGTGGTAACAGAAAATGAGGACACTGTAACTTGTGAACTCAAAGGTGTTATAACAGGCAAGAAGCTACACGCTAAACCTAAAAGACCAAGGCAACCACAGTTTAGGTTTCCATGTATCTATGCAGAGCAAGACGAATTAATATCATGGGAGGAATTTAAAAAAGAATGGACTTAGTATTTGACATAGAGACAGACGATCTTAAAGCAACTAAGGTACATTGTATAGTTGCTCAAAATCCTGACACTAATGAACTGTTTAAGTTTCCACCTGAAAGATTACAGGAAGGCTATGAATTTTTAGCCACAGCAGACAGGTTGATTGGACATAACATCATTGGCTTTGATATACCTATGGTTAAGAAGTTTGGTGGTATAGACTTATCTAGAAAATCTTTAATAGATACTTTAGTTATGTCAAGATTGTTCAACCCTGTGCGTGAAGGTGGACATAGCTTAGAGAAATGGGGGCATAGATTAGGATTTCAAAAGATTGAGTTTGATGATTACGCAAACTATTCTCCTTTGATGTTGAAGTATTGTACTCGTGATGTTCAATTAAATACAGTGCTATTTCACTATTTAAGAAACGAAGGTAGAGGATTCACTAAAGATTCTATTGAACTAGAACAGGCAGTTGCACATATAATGAAGAAGCAGGAAGAGAAAGGCTTTAAGTTTGATGTGCAAAAAGCAGAACTTCTATTAGCTGAACTCAGAGAGAAGATGCAGAAGGCAGAAGATGAAGTGCATGAAGTATTTAAATCTAAACTTATAGATATAAAAGATGTTAAGCCTAAACTTAAAAAGGATGGTACTCTATCTAAGCAAGGCTTAACTCCTGAAGAGTATGAAGAAAGAACAGAGACAAACGATATAACTCCCTTCACTAGACGTAAGCTACAATACTTTAACTTAGGCTCACGTAAACAAATAGGGGAATACTTAGTAGAGTTTGGTTGGAAACCTAAAAGATTTACTGTCACCGGACAACCTATGGTAGATGAAAAGACTTTATCTAAGATAGAGAACATACCACAAGCTAAGTTAATTGCTGATTATCTTTTGTATCAGAAAAGAATTGCACAGATTGATTCTTGGATTAAAGCAAGAGAGAGTGACGATAGAGTACATGGTTTTGTTATACCTAATGGTACTATCACAGGGCGTATGAGTCATAGAGCACCCAACATGGCTCAAGTACCTAATCTAAAGAGTCCTTATGGGAAAGAGTGTAGGGAATGTTGGATAGTAGACGAAGGATATAAACTAATAGGTATAGACGCAAGTGGGCTGGAATTAAGAATACTTGCACACTATATGAAAGACGAGGAATTTACAAATGAAATTATCAACGGAGACATTCACAGCTTTAATCAAAAACTTGCAGGGCTTGAATCAAGAGATAAGGCAAAGACATTCATCTATGCACTTATATACGGAGCAGGAGATACAAAACTTGGGAGTGTGGTTGGAGGAAATCAAGAAGATGGCAAAAGACTTAGACAACATTTCTTTGATAATAAACCAACATTTAAGACTCTTCGAGACAGAGCTATCAAAGCAGCCGAAAAGAAATGGTTGAAAGGATTAGATGGTAGAAAGCTTTTAATAAGAACACAACACGCTGCTCTTAATACTTTACTGCAAGGTGGTGGAGCAATCGTAATGAAGCGAGCATTAGCTATGTTACATTCTTTAATTAAGTTACAAACACTAGACGCACACTTCGTTGCCAACATACACGATGAATGGCAGATGGAAGTGCGAGAAGATTTAGCAGATTTCGTAGGTCAGTTAGCTGTTGATTGTATACAGACGGCAGGTAACTATTATAATCTTCGTTGTCCAATGGATGGTGAATACAAAGTAGGAGATAACTGGAGTGAAACACATTAATCATTGTCCTAACTGTAATAAAGATAAACCTTTATCGGAATATCAAAAACGTATAATTAATGAAATAAATATAGGACAGCCTTATTGTAGAGCCTGTAGAGCAACTTACAAACCTCGTATAGAAAGCAATAAAAGACTTAGCCCTAAACATAATCCAAACAGAATGTACGTTAATGGTAAGTATGTACCAAAGACACATCCATTATATAAAGCAGGAAGATATAAAACTTTTGAAGGTGCAGCCTTTGCTTCTTTAGAAGGTTATGCTAACACAACAGAAGGATATGTTTACATTATTAATAATCCCTGTTGGGATGGTTGGGTAAAGGTTGGCATGGCAATAGATGCTGAAGATAGGTGTAAACAATATCAAACATCTAGTCCTTTTAGAGATTATAAGTTGTGTTACCTTAAACATTTTGAAGATAGAAAAATTGCAGAACAGTTAGCACATAAAGAACTTAAAAAAATTACAGATATATATAACGGAGAATGGTTTAAAACATCTGTAAAGGAAGCTAAGAAAACTATAGGGGCATTATGAAAAAGAAAAAGTTAGATACTTTAGTAGATGACATCTATAGTAAGCTCTCTGTACTAGGAGAAGGCAAACAATTAGATGTATCTGAGAAAGATTTAGATGAGCTTGGCGAGTCTATTAAGACTGCATTAAAGAATTGGGCTCACCCTGAACCTAGGAACAGCACCGAAACTTTAAGAATGTCAAATATAGGTAGGCCCACAAGACAGCTATGGTATGATTTAAACTCTAAAGAAAGTAACATACCTATCTCTCCTCCCACCTTTATCAAATTTCTATATGGTCACATCTTGGAAGAGGTTGTCTTGTTCCTGGTTAGGTTGGCAGGGCATAAGGTAGATGATGAACAAAGGAATGTATCTGTTAAAGGTGTTAAAGGCCACATGGATTGTACTATTGATGGAGAAGTTGTTGATGTTAAGACTGCTTCAGGTTATGCTTTTAAAAAGTTCCGAGATGGTACGTTGGCAGAGCAAGACCCCTTTGGTTATATGTCGCAACTCGCAGGATACGAGGAAGCTATGGGTACAAATAGTGGTGGGTTCCTTGCCCTTAATAAAGAAACAGGAGAACTTGCCCTTTTTAGACCTGAAGACCTTGACAAACCTAATATAAAGACTAAAATAAGTAAAGTAAGGAAGGCTTTAAAATCTTCTGAACCCCCTGAAAAATGCTACGATTCTATACCTGATGGTGTCTCAGGCAATATGAAGCTACCTCGTGAATGTTTTTATTGTAGACATAAGTATGAGTGCCATAAAGATACAAATAGTGGTAAGGGTTTGCGTGTTTTTGATTATGCTAAAGGTCTAGCATATTTTACAACAGTTGTAAAAGAACCTAAAGTAAAGGAGATTACTAATGAATGGAAGAAAAGCCAAGAAAATAAGAAGACACTCAAATCAACTGGTGCTTGAGTGGTTAAAGACTATGCTAACGGAAGATGAAGCTAAGAAACTTAACCCTAAGAACATGGATAAGTACATGCCAGAGCAGACTCACTTCTTTGCTAATCGCAGTTTTTATTTATCTGCTTATACTCCTCGTTGGTTTCAACAAAGAATTAAACGAATTATTAGAAAGAATAAAAAAGCTATCAAAGATATTACGCTCCAGGAAATAGAACATGCGTGAAGATATTAAGCTTGAAGGAATAGGACTAGCAGAACTTATCATGGTTACAGGTGGTTTTATTTTTGCAGGGAATACATTAGAAGAAATAGACACAGATGTTATTATGAAGTTGATGGAGTTAGCTGAAGACGAATTAGAATATCGTGCTACAGGAATACCTAAAGATACACAGATACATTAAGGAGAGAAATGGAATACAAGTTTAATGAAGATGAATACTTAATTGAATCTCAAGAATATATTGATGCAACTTATGAGGAGCACTATGCTAAGAATAAATATCAGGCAACCGATGTTATTATTGATGCAGGTCATGGGTTAGGTTTTTGTTTGGGAAATATTTTTAAATATACTAAACGCTATGGATTGAAGAATGGTTATTCTCGTAGTGATCTGTTAAAGATTTTACATTACACTATCATAGCATTGTATGTACATGATAGGGAGATCGGAAATGTTGACTGATAAAGTAGGAAACAAAGCGTACTTAGGAATTGAAATTAATTATGATAAGGAGTCTAAGCTAGATAAGTTTAGTTTAGATACATTACAAGATAGATATTTATGGGAGGAAGAAACTCATGCTCAAGAAGCTTTTGCAAGGGCTGCTGTATTTGGAGCAACGTATAAAGGAGAAACTGATTTTGGTCTTGCCCAAAGACTATATCAGTATTCATCTGATTGTTGGTTTATGTTTAGTACCCCTATACTTTCTAACGGAGGAACGACTCGTGGTTTACCTATTAGCTGCTTTCTCAATTACGTACCTGATAGTAGGCGTGGTTTATCTGATCATTATGACGAGAACATCTGGTTGGCAAGTTCAGGTGGAGGTATCGGTGGATATTGGGGAGATGTTCGCAGTAATGGTGTTGCAACTCGCCACGGTTCTCGTTCTACTGGATCAATTCCATTCATGCACGTAGTAGATTCTGAGATGCTTGCCTTCAATCAAGGTGTTACCAGACGAGGAAGTTATGCGGCTTACTCAAATATAGACCATCCAGAAATTGAAGAGTTTATTAACATGCGTAGGGAATCTGGTGGTGATATAAATAGGAAGTGTTTAAACATTCACAATGCAGTTAATCTAACTGATGAATTTTTAGAGGCTGTCCGTAAAAGTGAAGAGTGGCGATTGATTGATCCTAAGTCAGGAGAAGCGGTAAAAACAGTTAGTGCTAGAGATTTGTGGTGGCAACTATTAAATGCCAGAGCCGAGACAGGTGAACCCTACATGATTAACATTGATAGGTGTAATGAGTTCTTACCACAAGGACAAAAAGATTTAGGTTTAAAAATTAATCAAAGTAATTTATGTTCCGAGATAGTATTACCTACTAATGAAGAACGAACTGCTGTGTGTTGTTTATCTAGTGTCAACTTAGAACATTTTGATAAGTGGAAGAAGAAGGAACAATTCATAGACGATTTAATAACTATGCT